TTCTATATGCCCAAAGATTCCCATCATTATATTCTGTCATAACCGTAGAATCATTTTCTGACAGAATTAAAGTTTGTGCTTTGGATATTATTGAAATACACGCAAAAAGAAATAAACATATATATTTCATACCTTCAATATACAATTTATATAAGTTACATTATGAGATTAAAATGCAAATACGAAATTATAAATAATATGTGAAATATCCAAAAATAATCTAGCAGTAAAAATAATAGAGAAGGAAACTACAAACACTATCGCCTCATATTTCCCTTTTCTTTACCACATAACTAAATTATAGCTTATTCCTACACCAACATACCAACCGCCCGGATAACTGCATCCTGTCTGCAAGCCTAATCCCCAACGTTTGTTTTTCGGTTTAAGAGTGATGATTTCCTTTTCTCCGTAGACTTCCATGAAATCAAGGCTAGGCTTATAGCCACTAACCACCGCCCGATAATCATCCGTTTTATACTCCTTACTTGTGATCGGTATAATCACCGGGACCGAATCACCTTCTACGGTCCTATCGGTAGTGGTATCTATCAGGATCGGTAAATATACCGTATCTGTTCGCTTTAAAATTTCTCTCACCGATTTCAGAATTGTGTCTCTTACTGTGTCCCGAATATGTACCGTGTCTCCTTGTACATATGCCAGCGAAGGATCGTGCGGATTACAACGCATCCACACGAGTATGCCAAGTAGCAAGCATACTAATATCCAAGGTAGAACTTTCATGGTTTAACTACTATATTGCGTAAAAAGTTGGTAAATTCGCTCCGGACATCGAAACATGGACACGCTTTGATATATTCTACTGGTTCAATCTCACCATTTCCATTAATATCTGGAGACGTATCCCGGTGCCCCAATAACTCTACTATATCATATTCCCTACATAGTTTGGCTACAAGATCACAAAGGGCGTTCTTTTGCACTTCGGTTCGAGTGTCTTTTGGATGTCCGCTTGCATCAAGTCCACCGATGTAGCAGATACCGATACTGTGTTTATTATAACTAATACCGGAAAAACCTTTTGTGTTACAATGCGCTCCGTCAATGGATAATGACCGACCGTTTTCTACGGTACCATCTAAATCAATTACAAAGTTATAGCCAATTTGATTAAAACCACGTGCCCGGTGCATCCGGTCAATATCCTTAGCTCGCAAGTCTTGTCCGGCACGTGTTGCCGAGCAGTGAATGATGATTGAGTCTATATCTTCTCTCTTCATATTCTTTCCTCCTATATAATTAAAATCAATATTAAAACTTGAATTAGTTGCCCGATAGCTCCACCGATTAATGTTGCCACAATATCAAGCCAATCCCATTTCCCACCCCAATCTCTGTCTTTAAATTCCATTCCTGCCGCCAATCCTGCCACAAATAAAATAGTAAATAGTGCCCCTGCTGGAATAGCATACAGGAGATGTTTAGGGCGATTACTTTCCTTGATCCAGTTCATTATTTACTCTCCTTTTCACTTCCGTTTTTTCTTTTTCGGGTATATTCCCAATCATACTATTAATTTTAGTTCTGACATAGACAGGGATGCCGAAAACAGCTCCCGACCATATCAAGCATTGTGCAAAGAACCATAATACAGTATCATGAATGATACCTAAAGGCTCAACTAAAAAACCTGCAACTGACACCCCCACTCCTGCGAAGAGCATTCCCACAGCAGACCAAATCATGATATCGTCTCTCGTTTCCCTTTTCATTTCCTCACTCTTTTAACTTATAAAACATACTCGATAAGGCTTAACAGAGTCACAACAATGTTTATCCTTTGGATTATCTGATTCCTTAAATAACTCGTATACAATATGGAAATCCTCTATAAAAGCATCTGCTTTCCCACGTTCCTCTTCCCATCGCTTATTTTTGTTATAGTCTGGCAATATCAACGACCCGTTGTATACCTGCGTTTTCAGTCCTGTAGATGTGCTTTTTTGGTCCGCTATCTTCATATATCGCACAAACGCATAGTAACATAGGATCGTATAAAGAGGAACTATATTGTAGTTTTTCCCGGCTATTACGATATCTAACGAATAATTAGAATCAGAATCGGTTCCGGCAGGGATATCACTCTCTCCTTTTCCACCTCCTAGCTCACTCGATACCGAAAAGAATGTATCACCGCAAAGAGCTACTTTTATATCGAGCTTATCTGCCTCTTGAATGCATTTGTTTATCTCTGTGTCCTTAACATCTGCTGCGATATCAAAGATTTCACGGAACTTCTTGATTACTTCGGAAAAACTATTCATTTGGGTCTGTTTTAACGTTTACTATCGAGTTAGATTCTTCTAATTCGTTATAAATTTCACATACTTCTGTTGGAAGGTCTAAGGCACGCGCAATTTCCCGACTCAACTTACTACGAAGTTTCGTCACAGAACGACGATAAACTTTCTGCATTTCCTTCACGACCTCGCCGGACGCATTGGAGAATGAAATCAAAGACGAGTCAACCAAAGGAATAGGAATATTGTAGGCTTGTGAAGCGATATCCTTTTTTAGCGGTTCGTTGTAAGCCTTATACAGATTAGCGTCAATCGGTACGCCCAACTGGTCTACCTTGATAAATGGTTTATCAGACAAAGCATTGTCATCACGAACAAGAACTGCGCTTCCAGCACCCTGTGCTCCCATAACTTTTTTAATCCCTTCCACAAAAGCATTCTGTTCCTCTTGCTCTGTAAACTCTCCATGCGATATAATTGAACACATATGGAAGCCACGGGTCAAAGTACGTTCTACATATGTGGAGTTCATCGCCTCCGCCTGCATCTCAGACTGGACTGCATGAAACGGAGAAAGCGGATAGGGCTTCGTAGTGAAGAAGTTTATGTACAAAAGCTGTCCGGGGTGATTCTCAATTCCGCCGAAAAACTCTACTTCATCCGCAAAGTTATCTGGATTGAACGCCGGATAGGTAACTGCCGTTTTATCCAATTGGGTAGACTTGATATTTTGACGATCCCAATTGTTAAACACTACGTACTTATGAATAACCGGATTCGTTAAGTAGTCTTTATTCAGCCCGGCACGGACGTATTCGAAAGGAACGGGATAAATCATTTTAGGGCGATAATCACCTCCATACTGGACAATTAGAGCGCACCCTCTGAAACGAGCGACGTCATATGCCAGCATATTCAGTATCTCGTCCATGTTATCTCCGTGGGCGTTCTTCATTTCGCCAAAAACACGGTTTTTAAAGCCTTCACATTCTATCGCTTCGCTCAGCCGTTCCACACTCAAAGAGGCGGTTTTGCTAGCATATATAAGTTCCGATAAAATTTGGGGGTATAGGTTTCCGTCCCCATACCCCACAATCTTTTCGGAAACCTTAGCGTTAACTTTGAGCGCTCTATCTACTATTACGTTTACTTTCTTGTGAGCTATCATATTAACGTTTCCTTTTAGTTTATTCCAGTTCCTTCATAATCTCGTCTACTAAAGCCTCCGGTGTTGTTTCTACTGAGGCTTCCGGTTCAGGATCAGCGGGGGTCTCCGGTTCTACGGGCTTCTCTTCTTCTGGAGCTTCTGTTTCCGGTGTTTGTTCCGGTTCAGGATCAGCGGGCAAAACGGTCGGTACGTCCTCCTGTGGTGCTATTGGACCTAAGTCCTCAAAGTAGGATTTATAAACCGGATTTTCTTTCATGATTCGTTCGGCAATAGTATCCGTACAGTTAAATGCACGGTAAACAACTCCGTCCGCCACATGATTGATAGATAGTCCCGGTTTCATTACGTAGCGAACGTGTACGCCCGTCAAGTAGTGATCCTCATACCATTTCTTTGCGTACGCACGATCCATGTGACACATAGGGTCCAGTTTTAGATGCGTGATACTTTTACAGAGATTCAAAATCTCGAACTCGTCCGTTAAGCGAATCAATTCGCGCACGGGCTTGATATCTTTTGTTACAGTTTTCTTTGCTCTTGCCATGATTATACAGTTTTTAAAGAGTTATACTGTGCCGCCGTAATACTATAATGGAAATCTCCGCAAGACCCGTCCGGCGTTTTTAAAGTAGCGGTTGAAACTCCGTCTGTTGAACTATCAGTTGATAAATCTGAGACCTCTAACGGCGAGTTACATCCCAAAATGAAATATTGGTTGTTTTTTGTTCTAATAGCAACCAAAAACGATCCAGAAACCAAAGCGATAATGTAGCTAACTACAGGTAACGATGAAAGAAGTTTCATGACTACTGATATTTCCAACATAGTAGGAGCATTGTCGTTTGCCCGCGATGCCTCCGTCACTTGAATAGAGTTTTTTACGGATTGAACGGTATATCCCCTTGTTCCGGCTTTCATTGTTACTACTGCCTGTCCTGTCGTAGAAGATACCGAGATACTAGAAACATCTTCGTAGTTCAATATTACGGCTTCTTCTACTCCGGCAATTCCAGAGATTAAACCGGGATTAGCGCAATCAAACGCTAAATCTTGTGCTATCTTCTTTAAACAAGCCATAATTATGATGATTTAGACACTAGAGTATTCCATGTAGCCTCAGTGATTGATGCACGGGCTTCTCCTAGAACGTTCTCAGGTGTGGTTAACGTAATGGCGGTATAGCCGCCGTTATCATTTGCTGATTCTTCCAGTCCGGATACCTCCAAACCGTAATTACAGCCATAAATACGGTAAACACCTGTTTCAACCATTTTTGCAACCGCCACAAGGCGAGAATTGAGAATGGTATTGATAAACACGTTTTCCGCACTCGTTTTCTTATACACGGTAAAATTAACCGATTGTTCCAGCGCATTCGGGGCGTTTTCGTTAATTCTTTGGGCTTCTGTAGCATTTGCACCCTTTCGGATAGACGCTACCCGGATAACCTTGCCCGAAACAGTCAACGTGATAGTAGCGATACCGTTGGCGATGGAGATAGATTGGATATCTGAGTAGTTAATAAGCAACAAATCAGCTATTCCAACTGCTCCACCTAAACAATCGTAGGTTATTGCACCCGTGATATTACTAATACATCCCATGTTGTTAAGTTAATTTATTAGCTTCTAAATACGTCCAAACAGCAGGTAAAGCAACTATATTGCGATCCCCCCTAGAGTTATCCGGTGTTTTCAGCGTTACGGTATCGAAACCGCCAGCCGCCGAAGTATCTCCATCCATGCTTGCCACTTCCAGCCCGGTATTAAGTCCGGCAACTTTAATGTTACCGCCGTCTTTGAGTTTTGCGAAGGCTACGTAATTCCCGGATAGCAGTGATTCCTTAATCGCTGCACCGTCAGAAGTCTTATCGTAGACCGTGATAGTAACCGTCTGTTCCATTCCGGCTGCACCGTCCAGTGTACGCAAAGCGTCCACTACTTTTGCGCCATTCTTGTAACAGTCAACCGGAATTGCCTTTGCACCGGATACAAGGACGATAGAGTTTAATGTCACGCCATCGCCACCCATTACAAAAGAAGACAATTCCGATTTGTTAACAAGGTACAGCCCAGCCAAACCGACTGAGCCGCCCGCACACCCAAAAACGATAGCCTTATTTAATTTCATACATGCCATAGTTTTCGGTATTAGTTGTTATGCTTTCGCTTTTGTTGCAAGTTTCAAAATAGACGGAATAGCTACCATTACGTCCGCAGCAAACACAGTTGTAGAGTAATACTTGCGGTCTTTCGCATCTTGAATGAACGGTTTAATGTTCACGCTTGAATCTTCCAAAGCGATTTGGATATTACGTTTCGGAGTAAACGCGATAAACGCATCTTCATCTGTTGCATCTGCGATCATAGACGCAGAAACATGAGGAAGTTCATTGATCTTGTATCCTTCTAAAGTGTACACAGCTTTTCCGTTCTCGAAATGCTCCTGAGCAGTTGTGTTGTCCTTACTCTGAACTAAGTTCTTAAACAGGCGCATTACATTAGAAGTCACGAAGAACTCGCTAAGTTCCTTTTGATCGGGACGTTGTGAATCAATAAGTTTCTTCATGGTATCCTCTACGCTAGCCGTAGTCAACTGCAAAGGAAGGATAGTTTCTGCGCTGTCCTTCATTTGCTTAATAAAACCACCATTTTTGAAAATATTGTAAGCAACATCACCTGTCTTAGTTCCGTCCAGCCATGCGAGACGTAGCAAATCAGCCTCCAAAACTTTCAGTACTTCCGAAGCCATGAAACCTGCCAGTTGAGTTTCATCGAAGTCATCCGACAAATGAATACCCTTAGCTACCATCTTCCCCCACAAATCTTGTAAACAAACAACGATAGGTAACTCCAAAGGCTGGAAGTCATAGTACTTTACATGATCGGACATATCTGTGTACTCATAAGTACCTTCACATCCAGCAGACTTACGAAGTGCCTTATCTTTCGCTACAAAAGTAACAATAGGCGTTTTATTGTCAAGTCCAGAGAGAACGGTTGCACCGCGTTCCATTTCGCCAACCAGCCCGACAGTCAAAGAAATGACGTCAGCCAGTGAGTTAATATTCAGATTATTTAAATCCGTAAATGTCATTGCCATAATTTATAGTCTCCTATGATTTTAGTGTGATTACTTTTCTTTTGCGAACTTAACCATCGCCTCCCGCGCTTTCTTGCGTGCTTCCTCGTTAGAAAGCTGCGTTTTTTGTGCATCTGTTTTCGGTTTGCCTCCCACCGTACGAGTTGCAACAGGTGGCGTTTTCGTTTGCTTGGAAAGCATTGTTTTAATCTCACTCAAAGATGATTCAAGAGCAGTTAGACGCTGAGAAAATTCGTCCGGTGTCTTGGTTTCTGTCTCCGGTGTTTCCTCCGGCTTTTCGTCCATGTACTCTTTGAACTCGGCTATCTTGCCATCTTTGATCACGAGAACGATTTTTCCCTCTTCCGGGATATCAACGGTGATCTCACCATCTTCCACGGCGGTTCCGTCCTCTTTTACTACTTCGTCACCTACGGCTGCCTCTTCTCCTGCTGCCTTAATAGTAATCTTTTCACCATTAACCGTTTCTACGATTTCCTCTTTAAGCTCCGTTTTCTTTGAAAAGGTGCTGATAATGCTTGATAAAAGACCCATTTTGTTCTTTGATTTTTGGTTATTAAAAAGCGAACTTGTCGCGGCTGGTAAGCCTACAAGGTCACACGTGAATAATTCTTCAAAACTCGTCACGTCCCATGTTTGGTTCTCTTCGTTCCACACCTTAGTGTCTAGGTCTACGACTGAAACGCCCAGCATTTCCGGTTCCTTTTCAATCATGTCCTTCATAAATCCTGCCTCCTGCGGATAGTTCTTTAAGAGAGCTTCCGAAAAGGTCAGATCGGCGTAGACTACTCCGTTTTCCTCTACGAAATTAGAGAAACTACCGATGTACTGGTCTAGCAGATCGTTACCGTTGTGTGTCCGGCGAGAATGGATAGGGCGAATACTACCAGCCACCACAAGGGACGCTAGCGATTCGGGCGTAATAACGATTTTCCCGGTTTTTAATTCACCGTTAACTTCATCCGTCCAATCGTTTGCGGTCGGTCCCACCTCTATAATTCGTATTTTCTTGAAATCCATAAATTAGAGATTTACTATATAAATCATTCTATATTATAAACTATATTTCAACACAAAAATAGCTGTTACAACCTACTTACTATCCGCAAATTGTAGCAAATACGAATTAGCCCAATGCGGAATCAATAACAATTGTACGATTTTGTTGTACATCGGTAATATCTTGGACTGAAACTATCGGATTTGGAGCATTCTCTACCCCTTCTACAAACGCAAGTGCGATAGCTGCCACTGTCTTGTCGGACAAATCAACCGTTTGCTTAGACATAGACCGATTAAGATTCGTATAAGATTGAGTACTGATAACATCGAATCCTCCCCCCTGTGCATATCGGTAAGCATTAGAATTGCCAAAAGACCGTCCCCCGTATTGCTGATTAAGAGCAGACAACGCATTTATAGCATGAGATGCACGTTTGTTGAGGATGTACATATTCTCGCCTCCTTCCGCCTCGAACTGCTGTCCGTTTGATCCGGTGAACGTTACACCGCCCTGTGAATGCGGAGCACCAAACACGGTACCACCTTTGGCAAACTTCTTAACGCTGGTGTTAGTTTTGGGAACTTCTTCTTTTACCTTCATAATTGAGGCTACTTGTTTCAATCCGGCAGCGATCACGATGGCTGCTTGCGCTACTCCCCAAATACCACCCTGCGCAATAGCCTTAGATGCACCTAAGTATGTGTTAATCGTAGCCTGTGCTAGAGCGAACGCTTTTCCGGCTTCCGATTCCTGTCCCATGATATTAGAGATTTGCCCGGCGATATCGGCTGTCATTTGTAACTTGGCGTTTACCAGTTCCTTTTCTCTCTTTTCCCGTATTTGGGCGTATTTGGATTCAATCAAAGAAATGTCCGCCCCAGTCTTCTCAGCGTTCGCAACTTCCATTTGGTATTGCTGCTCTAGACGAAGGGATTCACGTTCGAAGTCACTAGTTATGCTGGCTTCCTCTATGGCACGTTTGTTCTCTAGGTCTATGGCTTCCGTTTCTCTCTTCTTAGCGGCTTCTTCGGCTTCTAGGGTGGCTACCTGTTCTTGGAATGCTATCCGCTGTTCCAGCTTGATGTTATCGAATTCCTGTTGCGTTATAAGCCCCTGCTGCAACCTGTATCGCTCTTTTTCTAAGATAGCTTGGTTTAGCGCGTCTTGGTCCTCTAGTGCCTTCTGCTTGTCTACTATACCGATATTAGATTCTCTTATCTTTAGCTGCAATTCGGTTATTCCGTTTTCGTAGCTTTTTAGAACTTCCTGCTGAACTTTCTTAGCGGTTTCGGCGGCTTTCCTTTCTGCGTCTTCTTTGTCTTTTTTGACTTTCTCCGCTGCCGCTTTTTGGGATTTAGCATAATCCTCGGCACGCTTTTTATCGGCTACTGCGGCGGCTGCCATATCAGCTTTTTCCAGCCCGGATACCTGACTAGTTAGTTCTTTCCGTTGTGATAAATACTGTGCTCTCTTTTCCTCCAATGCTGCTAAAGCCTCTTGTTCTTTCCTCCTGTCTTCATCAGAAGTGTAAGACAATTCGTTTTGCGTCTTTATCTGCTGATATTTAGCCTCTAGTATCTTTAATTCGGAGGCTTCCATCTCTCTAGATATCCGTAGGGCTTCATTAGCTGCATCTTGCCTTTCCTTAGAACTCTTAGTTTGATCGGCAAGAATAGCCTTTTGTTCCTCCATTTCCCTACGTTGCCGGGCTAAAACTACAATAAGATCGGTTTCAGCGTTATATATGTCCCGTTCTACTTGTGCCATCCCTCTAGCAGTTTCGATAGATTTAACGGTTTCGTCCGATATCAGACCTAACCAGTTGTAAACCTTAATATAAGCCTCTGCCAGCCACTCAAAAACCTTGACTATCTCCACAAACAGAGCGGCTACGGCGTCCAATACTTTAGTTATGATCAACTCGATAGGTGCTAATATAGTCTTAACGGAAACAGCCAGTTCGTTGTTGCGGTCCATCAACTTTCCGATAGCTGAGATCACCGCAAGAATAGCCGATGCAATGGCAACAAAGGGGTTCGCCATCAATGCAGCGTTGAATGCCTTTATAGAAGCAATACCGCCGGACATACCTTTGACCATTTGCCCGGTTGCGCCAGTCATACCGCCGAGGCTTCCGGTTGCCTTCTCGATATCCTCTGCATAGTTACCCACGTTTCTACGGGTATCTCCCACCCCTTTTTCAAGGTCTTTCAGTTTGTCGGAGATTTCCTTGGTTTGGGTTACCATCTGTTTCCCAGCCTCCGAGTTTGTCCGCTGTTCAACGGACATTTTGTTTAGTGCCTTCGTGTTAAGGGATAACTTCGCTCGCAGGGTTTCCACGCTTTCCGCTTCCGAGTTGACAATGGTAGTGTGTGCTTTAATAGCGGCGGCATTCTCGGAAGTCTCATTCTTATTATTGTTTAGTTGTTTGGTTAACGATATGATCGCTGTTTCTGACTTCTCCGTTGCCTTTTCGAACGCCGTTTGATCTATAAGATTGTCTTTATAATTCTGACGAAGCCCGGCAAGTGCCGTCTTCTCGGCGTTTATCTGCTTGGTTAGCTGTTTCTTTTCTTCTGCAAGGTCTAAAGACTTCTTGATCAGAGCGTCCAAACCTTCTACTGCCTCATCCGTCTTGAACGAAAGGTCTAGTAATGTTACATCTTCTGCCATTATTTTTGTCTTAACAAATTAATTTTAGTTAGTTTTACCTTACATTCCTGCGTGGAAATGTTGTAGTCCGTGATCGACCGGACATAGAAGAACGCATTTAACTGCTTAAACCACACTATCCCGTTCTCCTTATAGTTGTTTTCGATGTGATAATAAGGTATTTTAGCCTTAATTGTCACGTCCAATGCGTCCGAAAACAGTCCATAGTACTTCTGTAGTGACTGCGTGTACTCGATCGACTTGAAGTATTCTACCCAAGTAGACCCGGAACCAACCGATCCTTTACGAATGGCGAATCTAGGATACGTCCCATCTTGGGGATACGGCACACCGGATTCCACGATGTCACCCTTAGCGGTGAACGATGCCTTCGAAACCTGTAGACTCTTGAAGAAATCCCCGATCTTGAACACTGCGGTGTTCGGGAGACCCTCGGAATCCTCGATCTTGTCGGTTGACAGGTAAAAGTCTGACCAATCCTGCCGGAACTCGTTGAAGGTTATCGGACCGTTGTTCCGATCTACGTTGCGGGCATCGTCAGCGATCAGTTTGTACACGTTGACGATGACGTTCGTGTTGCCGCTATCGTCCACATCCAGCGTAAACTTCCACCCCCATTGGAATATCTTGCAGATATCGGTGAGATACGTTATGGCATCCGATACTCCGCAGTTTCCCCATTCCTGTGTAAGTCCTGCGGTATTCTGAAGCGATGTTATTTTTCCCGACAGGTTTACGGCTTCATCCGGTGACATGAAGGATGGCGGAAGCGCATTCAACTTATTGTAGTCATTGATGTCCCTGCTGATGTAGAATCCATAGAAGTGACGGATAGGTATATTCATAGTCGTAGAAACGTACTTGTAGCGGACCTGCGTGATGTCGTTCTGATCATCGTCCTTTTGGAAGATCGCTACCGTCTGATTATTGTACACCGCTTTGAGAACCACATAGTTCAGCATCGTGCCTATCTTAGACATATCCAGCGTAATGTATGCGTTGTTGTCCATAGTAACAACAGCCACGGTTGATTCTGTCACGCCACCCGGTGCTGTCATGGCTGTCCGGGTATCGTACTCCTTGATATCTAGAGCGTTCCCTTTAAAGTATTTCGTACCGTCATCAGTCTCCGATGCATACCTCCAAAACACGGTAACAGACTTGCCTACAAGTAGATCGGAAATCCCTTTCTGACCCAAGTTCTCGATGATCAGACCCGGTGCATAACCTCCGTAGTCGATAGCGGGGAATGCCACGGGAGTAGGAGAACCTAGTGCTTTCGTGATCAGATCGCTAGCTCGGAAGAACCGGGTATTGCCCACATTCGAGTCGATGAGAGTAGCCTCCACGACTTCTTTTGGCAACTGCGACATCTTTAGGTCCGACTGCGATAGGGCAATGCTGTAGCTCTCCTCATCGCAGGTCACCTTAGCCTTGAACCGCTTGTTGATCGCTATCCCACCTATGTAAATCCTAGCCTCGTACTTCGTATCACGCATCACGTAGCCGAAGTTACGCATCTGATAGAAGATACCATCGTTGACCCGGTTTCTCGGTGCTTTGATGTTAGCCGAGTAGGTGCGGGTAGACTCGCCAAACGAGTAGGGTGAGGACGCATTGATGGAGAGTTTGACATCTGTCTTAGTCAAGCCCTCCAAGAATGTGCCATTTATCTGTATCTTTATATCCATGTTAGTATTGGAATTTTAACGTTGCTGTTTTCGCCAAGCCGGATGCGGTGTATTTGATTCCCGTAGTCGAGGAGCAGCGCATCTTGGTGTCATGAGGAACACCGTCCAAGCCTCGCACCGTCACGTCCGGAGACGTTGACAGGACATCAAGAGCGAACTTGTTAGCCTCAGTCAGTTCGAATACGCAGGTCAACTCCCGCTTGGTTACTGTGCCACCGTCCAAGCCTTGTGTGATCGTAGGCTGCGTGCTCCAATTGTAGCAGGAGATAGCATCGTATGACCCGTAAGAGTTAAGCCAGCGTAGCGTGATAGCTCCGCATGCGAATGTTTCCTCCGGGTAATGCTTCACGGCTGCTACTGACCCGTCCGGATTCTTTAGCTTGATTGTCTTGTACTGACAGGCATCCGGTATAGTACTACCTTGTGTATAAGTGAATATGTCGGTCTCACCGTCATGATAGATACCCTCTGCATCATAGACACGATCATGGTATTGGCTGTTGATGAAGAAGTTATCATCTAGTGTATGCGCTAGCGGTGCTCTGCGTCCCAAGTCATCCCGGAAGTCCGTATCATATTTTGATACCCGGTTGATGTTGTTCCGGCTAGCTAGGTTCATGATCGGCATCCGGAACTGCTGTGTCTGCACGTTGGCAGTTAGGTTAGCTCTGTGAGTCAGCCCTAGCTCCACGGTATACCCGGCTATCCGGTCCTTGTATGCCGGGAGGAGCGGGTAGAAGTGGGATGCCAAATCGATCTCGATGCCGTTGACAGGTTCAAGGTTAGCCACATAGAACGAGTCTAGGGAGGATCGGCATTGCACAAAGAAGTATACTATGATGTCCGTAGGCAGATCCGTAACGATCAGCTTTAACGGAATGTTGTCCCAAATGGACAGACATCCGGGATAGTTGTAGACCTTGCCATCGGGGATGTCTACGTTCAGACCTATTCTTGGTACTTGTACTTTCATTGCGTTAATATGGTTAGAATTTTAGCCTTTATGATCTTGTTTATATCCAGCGTCAGCCGTTTCACCCGTTCTGGATTAATGATGTCGGAGACTACCCCGCCACCGTTATACTTGTTAGGAACCTTGATGCCGTCCCGCTTCATCACATAAGCGATGGCGAAAGCTGCTTCCTCCGGGATGTTTGCACCAACCGTCCGGTTCTTGTCTTGAATCCACTTTTTAATAGCGGAGACAGGCGGAAAACTCCCCGCTTTCCTACCCTGCACCATCTGTACGACATAATGCGGTGCAGTAATAGTTACCCTATCACCGAGATCGTTTACTTTTAGATCACGCCCAAATTCACCAGACGCTACCAAACCTTTCGAAACATAAGATTCGAAGATTTCCTTTTTTATCTGTTCTACAACCTGCAATATCTCCTTATCCATAGTTCAATAAATCATCTGTTATAGAAAATGTTACACTCCAACCGGACTTCATTGAGTCATAGATATTCTGTACCTTCTTGAAACTCAATCCATCCACATCGAAGTGACACACAAAAGCGGACATTAGTTTGTTTAAAGCCAAATCGGTACGCATTAATGTATTAAGTTCGGCAGCGTTATCCGTAAGATAGTACGATTTATCTAAGCACTGTAATACTACGTTATACTTCCGGGTAGCAGGAGGCAACTTAGACATACCACCGTCCGGGACATCAAACGTTAAGAACATACCTGAGATGTCATTCACTAGCTCGTTAATAGTAGACGTATCTCCGAAATAGATAGGCAAGCCGAGTTTCACGGCTTCCCCATCCATAAAGTTTAGTATATCACTGAATATCATGGCAGTTTAATTATTGCGTCATCGTGACCGTTACTACACATACATCCTACGGTCCAGTCATACCGTGCAACCGCATTGCCTTTAAGTACTACTCCCATAGAATTCCTCAAAGTCTTGGAAAGAACTGAATTATCGTACATTCGGATTTTAGTACCGTATATCTCGATACCGCCTTTTTCATAGATATCGATAATACGCGGAGTAGGAACGTACTCTACTACAAAACGGGCTGCGGGTACATCTAACAGAGTTACGATTTCATTCAATCCCTTTTTCATTTCTAGACCCGTTAACGCTGCGTTATCTTTAACGCCTAAACCTAGCAGTTTTTTCGATGCGTCCCACGAACTGTTAGCCTGCACATAAGTAACAGCGTTGCCTAATGCAACAGTCCACGACTTACCGGCATTAATCGGTCGTTTAAGGATGCACCAAATATTCGACGCTTGTTTCAAAGAGTCGTACTCTCTACCAACATACGCCGATCCGGTGCTGATGGCGGATACTTGCCAAGCGTCTTGACTCAAAAAGATATCACTGGGGTCCTTCCGGTCTAGCTCGTTCGTGATATATCGGGATGTCTTGAACTCAGTGATGTACCGAACCGATGCCAATGGTATGTCGGACTCTTCGATAAGAACTCCCGGATCCGAAGCTGCCAAAACTTTCTTCATGATGATCCCTACGAAGGCAGCCTTACTCGGATAAACGGTCCATGACTGTGTCCAATTAGATGTACCAAGATATGTACCATCGGAAGCATACACATAGCAATTAAGCGAATACCCCGAATTACATGCTATCTTTGAGCCAAACTCTACGGGGATAACATTAACAAGCCTAAAACGGTTGCCTGCTCCTGTCGGGATCTTAATATCCTCCCACGCTTTTGGACTGTCCTGCACTGTTCCTCGTTCCCACTCATTAACATCGAGATAACGCTTTTCGTATTTCTGTCCGATTACTTGAACATCGCCTCTCACCGTTACGCCAGCACCTACGTACCCGCTACCCGAAATGATGGGCACTTTAGAGTAATCGGACGAAGTGATAGACACGTTAAGGGCTACCAGCTCTTTAGGCGTGATAGCGGTATCGTCAGCCTTCGATATGCCACATACGAAATACGGATATTCACCACTAAGACTCGTAGGTGAATATACTACCTCGGATATTAAAAATTGATCATCCAAGTATAAGAGGTACGATATCTTAAAGCCTCCCGGTATTGTAGGTAGAACCGCACCCCGTGTAGTCAACGGTATACGTGGTCGCACCCGATTACTGGACGTCGTTTTAGCGTCCTCGTAGAAAGTTCCTGCTAGAAAATCATACCCACCTTGCTCAATGATATCGCCATCTAACGGAATACTTACGTGATCTTCTGTAAGACGAGCAGTATTATCTAGATTCTCCGGTCTGCTGATAACTCCGGTTAGTTCTCCACCGCTAAACAGGTCATAGTGCCCTTGTACATGACTACTCCGTAAAAGACGCCCCGCATGCGTTTTCCCGATATGCTCCTGCGTATATGAAAAGTCTATGTTCTCGTAGGTATCGCCTAGAACTTTGTTGTGGATAAACGATGCTTTTGGGACGATACAGTTACGCAGCACTAGACTCCCAGTATTTGTCAGAGATGTATCATAAGTACTATCGTCAACTCTTAGCAAAGGACAATCATAAGCCGAGATGAATGCGTCCCGGTATTGATTACTTCTGAAAGAATCTGCTAGATACTTGGTATACTCTAGATGTTCTACGTTTCTGAATGTTCCATAAGGTTTATAGTCCTGTCGGTCTGTTTTCGTGTACATAGTCGTGTTGATCAGCCCGCCAGCCAAGAACCGAAGCTGCGTAACGTTCAAGCCGAAGTTATCCGTAGGCATTATAAATTCGGAACCGTCCATAACATAAATGCCGGATGCAGATTCGGGGCGTAGGTCCATGAGAAGGGAACCGCTAATGTGACCGATTACTCTAGCACCGGAAGCCTCTAATTCTGCCGGAGTTAACGTAGGATTTCTTGCGTAGGCTACCATACACGTGTTATATACCGGGTGCGATAGTTTATACAATGCGGATGTTGCCGTTTCGCTTTCTCCTGCATAGGCGAATCCGGATGGCGAATCATTATAATAAGCCCAATATATTCGCGCATTAAATCCCTGCGGAACATAGATATGCGTATCTTTTCCTATTCTAAGAACGGCGGTGTTCCGTACAAAATTGTCGGCGTCTACGCGCATCGTAGCACTGGTAAATAAGGTCCCTTTTGGCGCGTCTTGATTGAATCGTCCCTGCTCAAAGGGGAACGCTTTCGTATTGGTAGCAGGACCACAAACACAGTTCATATAAATACCAATGAAGCTATCTCGCACAATCATATCGCATTTGGTATCTGCCGAAAAAGATCTGATACTGATTCGTCCCGGAATTTTAGTGTTTCCGCTAAACTCCGTTACCCCATCGGTGTGAACCGGATTCGAACCGGGTTCGAAAGCTCCTATAAAAGCATTATCTTTTATGCGGATATCCGGGCGGCTGGAAATATCTCCGCCCGCTATCCAGCATTCTCCATCCTGCGATAGCTGTTCTTCAGATGCGATCTTACCACCGATGCTGCCCTTAGAGATAAAGCCGCCGAGAGAGTAGATATCTCTCTCGGATACGATTCTTCCTGCTGAATTAATACTGTATTTCTTTCCCATGATTATTTTGTTTTAGATTTTTGTTTCTCAACTTCATCATGTCTCTTGCTGATCGCTAGAATAGCATCTGAGTAGTTTATCTTCTTCGCATCTTCGAATGAGCAGTTAAACAGTTCGGATGTGATCTGTACCATTCCTAGCACACTTTTAGCTTCTGTGATTGGATTCGATTCACCGGAACCACCTCCACCCGGTAACAGTACACGTTCCAGCTCGTCAGCCTGCCCGATCTGCTCCACAATGTACTTCGTCAGTTTCACCATATCAGCAACAGTTTCTGGTACATATCCCCCAGTCCATCCGCTAATACGTTCTAATACTGTTTCAGCTCTGCGTGCTTCGATCATCTGCCAGAGAGTTACATCTTCAACTGATGGACACGTATAAATGATCTGTCCATTACGTGTTACCCATCGGGAAGGTATTAAGTATTCCGACATATAATGCAGAAGTGCAGCTTCATCTTGCGAAAGACTCTCCACAGCATCCGGCTTTAGATTCGCTATACGCCGTAATTGCATCAAGCGTTGATATCTACTTGTCAGACGAACAAACGTCTTCCATAACCAACGAAATGGGGTAAATAGGCGATATATCCGATATCGCACATATCCCCGAAAGGTTTTAATTTCGCTTTTCTTCATCTTTTCTTTGTTTCTTGCCGGGACGATACTTGGCGATCAGAAACTCAGTCGCGTATCGTATAGCGTCCATAGCGTGATTATTTTCGTCTACTGCCTCGTTCGTATCATAGAGTCCGGTCATCTTGTCAAATACATAAGAGTAATTATCTGCTTCGTCCTGTATGCCTCGGCTACCTTGTACAATGTGTATTTTAAACTGCTTCACTTGTGAAATACCTGCCATGATTGATCCTTTTCCCTTTATACATGGAAATATGCGGCATCCCAAACGAGAAATCTCAGCAATACTCTTCGCCTCTTGATTGTCCGCAATAGTGGTAACTTTATGTAGCCCATTCTTGCGCAAGACATTCGCAATATCCCAATTCAACAGACCTGTAGAGTATGCGATCTCTTGAACATAAAGATCATCTTTATCGAAGCCAACTTTTACAATCGCCGTAGGATCACCTGAGAAACCGAAGTCAAGACCAAGACACCATTTACAATTCGCTGGAAACTCCGGCACAATATCATATTCAGGATATACCAGTCCTTCGGTTCCTCCTGTTTCACCAAGTCCGAAGATTCGCCACCAGTTTTCATCAGCCTTATTTCTCTCAATCTCTTCGATCTGCTCCGGTGTCAAATATGGATTATCCTTGTAGGTGCTGACGATTTCCACCATGCCGGGCCCCTTGAAATAGTCGTGTGCCCAAAACTTCTTAACCGGATTAAAGTCTACATACAGCATCAAACGAGTACGAACCGCCATTTGCCGGAATACTTCTTTCGGGACCCTCTGTGCTTCGTTTACAAACAGGATATCACGTGCAGGACCAAATACTTTCGCAGCATTCTCACAACCGAAAAACTCTATCTGTGATCCATTAGGAAAAGTGTAAGTCATTTCGGTTAAATTCATTGCCTTGCCATTCCAAAGACCTTCATCTTGCAACATACGTTTGAAATCGCGAAACATACCACGTTTCACTCCCGGCATTGTATCAGTTACACACGATATGAGCAAAGGAGCTTCTGACTTCTCGGCAATAAGAAAAAGCAACTGTAACATGCTCCACGTTTTAGAAGATCGAGTACCACCCCGTGAAGATACTCCACGAATCACCGGATTTACCGTGGCTTCTAATAGCCTGTCAAAAACATAGGTCGTTTTCATTGTCCAGAGTCTTCTGTTTCCCCCTCTCCTTTCATCTTCCGTTTCTGCGATAGTGTGGAGAGCTTCTTAATATTACTAACCGATTCTTCTTTCAATACTTCGACCTTCAATGTTACTCCTTCCGTCTTCACATCGGTTCCAGTTTGTTTATTACGCCAACGATCAGGAGATATATTTGTAAGCAAGAATATAGCAGCACCAACATTCGCCTCTACATTCTTCACTGTTACTATTTTCTTCTTTACTTTCTTCCCTTCATATTCGGTTTTAGTTTCCTCAAATTCATATCCGCAAGCAGCTTTTGACAGAGATTCAACTAACCTCTGCTCTAGCTTCTCCTTAAACTCATTTTTCCCTTTTTTTATAGCATCCGCAAAATCCGCATTTTCAAGCCAACGATAGTATGTTTGAGAGTCTATGCCGAAATGAGCGCAAAAGTCTTTCAACCTCGCACCGCCATGCTCCATTAGCCCATTTTCAGCCACCCATTTAGAGCACATTTCAGTCATTTCCTTTAAATTGTACGCCATGCTATAATCAGTTTTATATCAATAGCAAATTTACCCGATATCACTCTTACAGCCATGTCAAATTGTATCAAGTACAGATTTACGGCGTTCTTCATCGTATATCGTATTACACAGCTTGTATTTTAACGAAATGCTCTCCATCCATTCATTAGGGTCTTGTGCAGTTCTTTCTTCTTCCACGTACTTCCAAACTCTCGTGGCGCGCTCCCACCGGAACAAAGCCTTCTTTAAATTCTGGTAGTGATTAATCCTGTAGATCTGATTTGTATATGAGGCATAAAAATCCTTCTTCACCTTGTCCAAGCCATCCGCTTTACTCTCCCAATCATTATGTATTCCTATCTTGGGATCAATGAAAGCTAACTCTTTGAGGGGAGCTTGCGCCTTTCTTCCATTCCTCAATCCTTTTACAAATTTCTTTAAACCTTCAAAGTTCTTTGTAATATCTACTCCGTTGACATATCCGTTCCCATACCGATCCTTAATGCACCTTACCCCTATCTGCATTAAATATGAATATACTACAAAGGCATGGACATTTAACATTACCCCGATTTCACGTACATTCACCCACGTTTTTTCATTAATTTTTCTCTCCATACACGATAATTTAAAAAGTAAATAGTATATTTGCTACATCATCGTGTTGATTAGGGAGAACAAAGCTTTTACACCCTGCTAGTTCTCCCTAATTTTTTTACTCTCTTCTTACTTCTAAGATTTTCCCGGTCAATCTTTCTTCCCCACATCATCGAGTTATACAGGGAGACAGCATATAAAAAAAGTTCCTCACTACTTGCAAGGAACTCTACTTTTGTAGCTTCTTTTATTGAATCAGCATACAAACTTTGATTTATGTGATTATCCATTTGGTTTCTTCTTTTCTCTCAATTGTATTCTAAGATTCTGATTGAACAATCTAACTTTCTCTCTAACGAACAGATATCGTTTTTTTAGCTTTATGGCATCCTCCTTTGAATTACATTCTCCTCCTTCAATAGTAAAGTATCTACCATCTCCCTGCTCTTCCATAACATGGTATTTATCTTTCCTACGTCTAATACGAATATTCCCTACCATGAGCCCCCTTTCTTCCATCTCCTTACGCATAGCTATTAACTTCTCTCGATAAGTTGATTTACTAGAAACTTCACCTTCTGAAAGTTCCTTTTTTAGAAGATTGCCAACTACGATACCACTAATAGCCAACTTCAACTGGATTGCCTGACCTTCCAAGTCATCATCTTCATCCTCATAATCAGGTTCATCAGAAATCATGTGCCCGTATTTGTCTGTTAGTGTTTTTACAAC